GTAAATCGCATTTCGCCCGAAAAAAGTTGGGTGGGCCTCACCAGCGCCTTGATGCTCTGAGGTCGGTGACGTGCCCTGGTGCTCGAGCTCCACGCGCTGAGTTGCACCTGCTGTGAGCTGCTCGCAGGTTGTCGATGGACTCCCCGAGTGTCCGATCGACGCTGAGTGGCACGATGTGATCGACGGTGTCGGCACCTGGTTGCCCGCATAGCCAACATATGTTTGATTGTTCGAGCACACGTTTGCGTAGTGCTTTCCATTGGTGTGTTCGTCGCCCGTAGTCTTCGGGTTTCATAGGTCACCGCCAATGGGTGTGGGTGCCTGCTGTTCGCACGGCACCCACCTAACTGCATTGCTATCACATGATTCGTTGTGTGTTGCGTATGACCGTGTGCTATACGGAATCGCTGTTTGTCACCATGTCACCAGCTAGTTGGGCTCTGCGTATCCCAATCCATGTGTGCCGGTCGATGTTTGGGGTGATGTGGCGTGCTCGAGCCCAGTGGCGGTAGCAGGCTTCGCATAGGCCGGCACGGACGCGTTGGGGTTTGGTGACTGTGGTGCCGCAGGTGATGCAGTCTGCTGGGTTGTTGCGTGTTTGGGCTTCGGTGGTTGCTTCGGCTGTCCAGATCGTGATGATGCGATGTATTTGGGTTGCGTTGGTTTTGGTGGTGGTGATTAGTTCGAGGAGTTGTTGGTAGTCGTCGCGTGCTGGGTTTGGGTGTAGGTGTTTTTCTAGTCCTGGTGGGTTGCCGGAGTCGGTGAGTGTTGGTGTTCCTGTTCCACCTGTTGCGGTGGGGTATCCGGGTTGTGAGTCGTAGAGCTCGTTGAGTGCGTGTTGGATGTGTTGGGCTGCTTCGATGAGTGTTGCGATGGTGGTGGTGAGGTCTTTGCGTGGGTTGGTTGTGAGCATGGTTTGTGTGTCCTTTGTCAGATGATGTGTGGTCGCGGTTGGTGGGGTGTGGTTGTTTGGGTGTTCTGACCTCGACCACCTTCAACCACTAGTAAAGAGGTGGTTGAGGTGGTCGAAGTGAACTTTGAAGGTTCGACCACCTCGTCCGAGACGCGGTTGGTCGCGGTGGTCGCGGTTGCGTTTAGTGGGTCCGGACCCACTTCGGACGCGGTGGTCGCGGTGGTCGCGGTTGTGGCGAATAAGTCGAGTTCGTTGAACGGTTTGATGTTGGTATGTACGAATCCTCCGCCGACCCCGGTCTTGACGTCGCGTGCCACATACCCGAGGTCGACAAGTTTTTGGAGTGCGTTGCGGAGGCTTTTGCTGTTTCCTTCGACGTGTTGTTGAATCGAGTTCGTGGAGCATGGGCCAACGGTCGCGATGTATTCGGAGATCCTGCCCATGAGGACCGTGGGCAGTCCGTTCGATGGTGGTTTGATGATGACGTCGATACCGGTGTCGGTGTCACTGATGGTGATGTCTGCGACTTTTGCACCGTGCTGGTAGTAGCCGCCGCGGTCCTTGGCGGTCACCAGGTTGAGGGCACCGTCTATTCCTTTGCTGGGTGCGATGCCTACGTCGACCCGGTAGGCGGCACCGTCGATCGCGGCTTTTTTGCGTTGGCTGCCGATCATGAACGCTTTGTTTGATTCGGATGACTTCGCCATGTGATCGAGCAGGAGCAGTGCTGGCCCGAGGTCAGCTAGGTGCCGTCCGAAGTCACGCATCCACCGTGCCACCTGGTCGTCACTATTCGGGTCGATAGTATCCAGGGACATACCTTCACCTGTGGAGTCGCAGACCACCAAGGTCGCTGCGGTTTCGACGATCAGTGCGCTCACATCGATTTTGGCTAACTGGTTCCATCCTCGTTGGGGTCGGATGTAGTGCAGCTGCTCGAGCACCAGGTGTCGTGCGCATCCGAGTTTCAGGATGCGTTGTGTGACTGATGTGGCGTGGTCTTCGTGATCGATGTAGATGACATGGTTGCCGGCCATGATCTCTTGAGCGCAGGCTGCCATTGCGATCCATGATTTACCTGACCCTGATTCTCCGAACAGTGCGTTGATCCGTCCTGCGTAGAACAGCCCGGCACCGTCGGTTCGTAGCCCGATGGTGGGCACTGGTGGTTCGTAGGTGCCGTTAAGGATCTCTGTGAGATCGGTGGGTTCCCACCCGTGCCCTATGTCGTCTGCGTCGATCTCTGAGGCTTCTACGGGCGTCTCAGTGTTCGTGGCTGTGTAGTCCTGCAGTTGACTGAGATCATGGCCGGCAGCGATGTGTTCACTGATGTCTTTGCAGCTGGGTGCTGGGAGCTTAACGTGTGGCGTTATGCCGGCCCAGTTGAGTTGTACGGCTATGGATTCAGCGTGTTTGTGTCCTGGTGTGTCGTTGTCGGCGATGATGAGGACTGTTCGGGCACCGTGGAGTTGTTGGGTGTGGGGTTCCCGCCATTTGCCTGCACCACCGGCGTTGGTGGTTGCGGTGTGCCCGAGTTGTTCGAGTGTGTGGACGTCGCGTTCGCCTTCGACGATGTAGATGGTGTCGCCAGTTTCGATTGCTTCTGCGACTTTGGGTAGCCGGTAGAGCGTTGGTGGTGTGTTTCCTGCACCCCATTGCCAGCTGGTGCCGTTCCAGTGTGATTGCCGGAAGGTTTTGGGTTCGAACCTGTGGACTCGCATCACGGGGTTGCCGTGTTGGTCGGTGTATGTGTAGTGCTCAATTTCGGTGAGCTGACCTGTGCGTTGTTTCGGCTTGTAGAGGTGTTTGGGTTCGAGGCCGATGGCTGCGGTGATGTCTTCGACTGTGCACCCTGCGTGGCAGTGCATGAGTACCTGGTCGGGTTCGGTGCCTGGTGAGATCGAGAGTGATGGGTTGTTGTCTTCGTGTGCTGGGCAGCGTGCTTCGTATTTGTCGCCGCGTTGCTTGGGTTGTTTTCCTGCTTGTTCAAGCCGTCCTATGACGGTTTGCATTGGTGTTGCGCCCATGTGTGTTGCCTGTTCGGTTAGGTGTTGCGTGCGGTGTGCCAGTTGGCGAGTGCGTTACGGATTTCCGGTACATGGCCGGCGTGGCGTTTGAGTAGGTCAGCTAGTTGTTGGCCGGCGGTGATGACCCGGTCGGTGCGTTGGTGTGCGCTGATGATGCTGATGCTGTCGATGTCTTCGATGGTGTCGAGCATTGCGAGGGCGCGGGTGTAGGTGTCAGTCATTGTTGCGCATCCATACACTGTTGACCCCTAGGCGTTTGTTGCAGGTTGCGCATAGGACTGCTTTGACTGGTTGTGGTGTGGTGTAGGTGTCGTCGCATTTGCGGCAGATCCATTGAGTGCCGGGTTTGCGTTTGGGCGTTGTGGTGTCCGCTGGCGGTTCTATGGGCTTTTTATTGTGCATTGGTGTCGCCTCTGGGGGTCATGCACAGGTCGTCGATGGTGTGTAGAAGTTTCGTGATTGCGCAGCACAGGTGGTATTTGTGGCAGTCGCGATAGTGGGTTCCGTGTTGCATGGTGGGTAGGTCTACCCAGGCTGCACGTATTTCGTTGATTGTTTGGACCGTCGCGGGTTCAAGTTTTGGTCCGTTGGTCATTGGCCTTCCCATGCTGCGTGTATTGCGTCTCGCAGCTGCTCGAGCGTTGGGAAGATGCGGTCGGTTGTGACGATCTGTTCCACGATCGCTGTCGGGACGCTGATGTTGACGTGGCCGGCGGGTGGTGAGAGCTCTTCGTTGGTTTCTTGTAGCTCAATGATGCGGTCTAGGTATCGTTCGCTGCGGGTTTTGTAGCGGTCGATCATGTCTGCGGCTTGGCATCGTAGGCAGCGTGCTGATCGTTTCAAGTCGGCGCAGTCGTTACCGCAGCTTCGCAGCCGTTCTTGGATTGATGGGTACCCTGGGCATCCGCAGTCGTCTACGAGGTGGTAGTTGCATCCGTATGGGTAGTTAGTCATTGCGGGTTGCTCCGTGTACCAAGATGATTGCGAGTAGTACGAGTGCAGCCCAGATGGCGAAGCCGATAGCGAACGCGATCATTGATGCTCCTCAAGTTGTGTGTTGACAAGGTCAAGTACCCGCCTGAGTTCTTTGCATGCTGTGGCGATGTCGTCGAGGAGGTTGTCGCGTTCGGTGCCGGTGATGTTGTCGGATGGTTGCACGGCAAGCCAACCTTCCAGTGTTGTGAGTGCGTCGTTCATTTGTTTCCTCCGAGGTAGGCGAGAACACAGACCAGTAGGACGATTGCTACGAGGATTGCGATGACTAGGGATGCTGGGTTCAGATCCCAGAACGGAATGCTGCCGTTGTCGTTCATGCTGCGTCCTTTGCCGTGTCGTAGGTTTCGATGTACCAGTCGACACCCCAGATAGCTGCAGGGTGCCAACCAAGATGGACTGCTACCCGGTCTGACATGTTTTCGGGTAGGTGACCGTTCTGCATCCACCGGCACACGGTGCGCTGATGCACCCCTACTGCCTGTGCGAAGTCGTGCTGCGAGATCTCATCAGCCGGTCTGCCCAAGTGGATTGCTACACGCTCGATGAGTGGTGCGAGTGGCACTGATTGTGGGACTCGGACCCGGTTCTTTGCTCGTTTGTTGCGTTGGCGCGCGTTGTCGTATTCCCGGCATCGGTCACAACGACACCCATACGCGTAAACCGTGGATGTGCCGTGCCGGTGAGATGGGATTGGTATGCCCATCTCAAACCGCGCCCGAGCTCTTCGTTGTGAGTCCCGTCGCGAATAATCACGGTTCGCCTTCTTACAACCATCGCAACGACACCCCGATACATACCCCGCCCTGGTTCCATGTTCAGATGCCATCAGCCCGCCCGATCAACAATCGGCAACATCGACGCTGACATCAGCATCTGAGCCTGACGGTACGCATCTTGGTGTGTTGCGTGACCACCTGGTATCGCGATGCGATCGGCGCCGCACGACAATTCGATCACATAGGTACTGGTCGCCTTGTCGAACCTAAGCAACCAGTGTGCGTGTTCAGTCATTTCTGTTCTCCCGTTGGTGTGGTGTGGTGCCGGCCATGAAAGCGGGTATTGCTTGATCATGGCCGGCACCAAAAAGGTGTGTGGTGTTGGTGTTGAAGGCCGCCCACGGTCCTTGTTCACCAACACCACACAGGTTGTTAGATGATGTCGTCGATGACCGCTGCGGGTTTCGCTGCTTCCATCTTCGCCGCGAACTGGTGTGCACCACTAAACCCACGTGTGGTGGGCTCTGCATCATCTTTGCGTTGCATGGTGAGGATGCACCCGGTCAGGTCGGTTCCTGCGCCCATACCGGCTTTCGCTGCGGCTTCTTTGATCGCGAGGATCATCGCCCACTTCGACGCGTAGATACGTGCCTCTTCGCCTGTGGCGAGGTCGATGCCGTCGATGACGAGTTCAGGCATGGGCTGACCGGCTTTGTTCAAAACGGGTTCACCGGTCTGAAAGTCACGCTTCGCACGGGTTTGAATCTGAGTGATCTTCAGTTTCGCTTTGTCCCCGACGTTCTCAAACTTGATCGCTGGGACGTTGGAGCTGCTGAACAGCACACTGTCGATGGTTGGTTCGGTCATAGGTTGTCCTCGTTGTCTTGGGTTGATGTGGGTCTGACGATTGCACACCCTGTTTCGGTGTACACCAGGTGCGCTGCACCGGTCCCGAGTTCGTCAGCAACTGAGATTGTGTGGTGTGCTTCGCTTAGGGTCATTGACCCTACGAGCTCACCGATGGGTGTGTCTGAGTGTTGTTCGTTGCGGGCCTCGAGCACAGCGGCCTGCAATGCGAAAGTGTCAATGTACGGTGCGAACGCCACTAGTGCCATGACGATTGCGTGTCTGCGTGCTGAGGCTTTACCGCCCGGACCACCTAACCCGATCGGGTAGTTGCAGTCTTTGCAGTCGTTGACAATCGAACTAACCCATGCGTGTTCTTCGTCGGGCAGAAGTGCGATGACAGCACGCAACTCGTCAACCTGGGTGTCGTCAACGGTCATGGTGTCGTCAGGGGTATCTCTGCGCAGTTTCCTCCCAACCTGTACAGATTCCTGTACGGCTGTTTGTACGGGTGGTTCAGGTGGGAACAACGCTTGTGCTGACCGTTCGACGTTCGCAACTAAACGCTCAATCGATGCAACCTGATCGTCGGTGTACGGCTTGTCTTCCTTCAGCATTGGGGTGTCTTCGGGCCACATGTCACGGATCAGTTGACCGTGGCCGGCGGTGATGAGTTCACGGACCCGGTCGGTGATCCATGTGCGCCACGGGTCACCGTGGCCGGCGATCGTCGCGGCTTTTGTCGCTAGTTGTTGTGCGTGGATTGCTGCCGTCGGTTCGATTTTGGTGAGTGCTTTGAACTTGCGGATCTCGCGTACTTCGATGGCGAGTTCTAATGCTTGTGATCCGACCTCGAGGTCCAACCAATACAGTTCGCAACGGTTTGTTTCGGGGTTTGCGTGAATGATGACGCCTGTGGACTTTGAGACTTCCCAGATTGGGGTGCGTGCGTATCCGTCGTAGAACCAGTCTGCGTTTGCGTAGCAAGCAAGTTGGCATGCGAATCCGATGCTGCTGTAGTCAATCGCACCTGTTTTGATGTCAGCGACGAACTGTTCGGTTCCGTCAGTGACGAGCAGATCGAAGGTGCCTGCTACCTGGTGTTCTTCGTTGATGACGAATCGTTCAGCGGAGTCTGGTACTGGTTTAAGTCCGCAGCGTCGCAGCTGGTCGTGCACAGCACCTACTAGTGCGACGAACTGTTCGGGTGGCTTGTAGCTCTCATCGAACCAGGACAATTCAAGCACCTTGTGAATCACGGTGCCAAGGTCCGCTTTTATTTTTGATCCGCCAGCTACCGCTGCTGCTTCACACAACCGGTTCACCGTCGACTTGTCGGTGCGCTCGACGTCGCACAGTTTGGCGTAAAGGTCGGGTCGGTCTGCGAGCCCGAACGCCACCATGCGCTTATCCCACACCCGCAAATTGTGTATGTCTTCGATTGCGTCTTTCATTGATGACGGACGCTGGTACGTGATGCCGTCAATTACTGGTTGCCCGTACCCGTTGCGGGTAATGGGGTCCAGGTCAATCGTTGCGCCCATGTCAATGCTCCTCAGTTTGTGATGTTGCCAGTATCAGTGTTTGGTGTGACATTGCGTCTACGCCCGGCACGCATACGAATCTGATACTCGCGCCCAGCTTCTTTGCAGTCGAAGCATCGGCACCCATAGTTGTATGACGTTGCGGTGCCATGCTGGTTCCATGCGGCCTGAGAGTCAGGGTTGCGTGCGATGCGTCTACGCACCCCATTCATACCTGCCCATATCCCGTAGCGTTCGTCGTTTTCCATCACATGCTCACGGCACTGCTCGAGCACCGGGCATGTCGCACAAATCTCGAACGCCCGAGCAGCTGACTTTGTGTCACCAACCTCAGGAAAAAACAGATCAGTCTTTCCTTTGCACGCACCGTGTTCAGCCCATCTACCTACCGTCATTCTCAGCCCGTTTCTGTTCGTTCTGTTGGCGTGCAATGTGCACCGCCAACCTCAACCACACCGCTTTGCTGCGTTCGAGCTCACGGATCTGCACAGCTTGACGCACCGTCACATCCAACAACCGCTGGATCTCACGTTCACACGCATCATGCTTGCGTGACTTCATGGTGTCACTAGCAGCCGTTGCACCATGATGTTCGCCTGATTCAGTTCCTCGTCAAGCACCTGGAGTCGGTCTGTCAACGCACCTAACAGTTCAGCTGCGTCGAGCATCAGTTCACCGTCGTCGTTACCAGCTGCAGCTAACCCAAGTTTCACGGTCATCACGACCGCAGCGTTATTCAGGATCTCGTGTTCGTTCGTCATTTTTGGTTTCCTCCCAACATCAGTGTTGTGAATGCGTCTCCGGTCATAATCACATAGCACCTACCAGGATCGGTTGTGCCACGTTTCTTCGCCCACACAATGCCGGCCACACGGTCAGCGTTCAGCGCTTGTTCCTCGGCGTCTTGAACCCACCCGGCAAGATCAAACTTCGCATGGTTTTTGCATTGGATTGCCGGCCATGTTGGGTCGCTGACGAATAGGTCACCTTCGTCTGCTGTGGCGCCTGCTGGGATGCGTTGAACGCGCAGCCCTCGAGCACGTAAGTACTCGGTGACTGCACGCTCAAACGCTGACCCTTTGGCTTTGCGTGGGTTGCCCATCAGTAGTCTTTTGCTGCGACAGCCCACCATACGAACATGATCGCAACGCCTGCCGTGTACCCGGCTGTGATTGCCAAGAATCCGACGAGATCCAGGTTGACGATCGTTTCGACTACAGCACCCAAGCAGAAGATCGCTAGGAACGCTGCGAGGATCTGAGCCCACACCCACACTTCACGCTTCGTGCGGTTGGTGAGGATTGGTCGCTGGCACGTTTCGCAGCGCATCACGCACCACGCTGTTCGGGTGCGTCAATGACACGGGTTTCACGTCGTATCGCCTGCAGCCCCTCGAGCTCTGACGGCACAATCCGAAACGACTTGCCGTAGGTGATGTGTGTGAGTCGACCTGCACGCACCCAGTTGCGAATGGTTTGCGGGGTTACATCGAGTCGTGCAGCTGCTTCGGTGACACTGATCGTCACCACATCAGTACTACTGGTGGTACCACTGGTACCAGTGGTACCAATCTCACTGCGGTCGTTGTCACGAATCCACTGATTCGTTGGGTGGTTGTATCGTGCGACGAGTTCAGCTAGCTCAGCCTCAGCACCTGGTAGTTGCGACCCGATCGGGTGATCTGGGCTGATCGCCAGTTTGAACTTGATATCTCCGATCCATTCAATGAGTTCTTCGATGCGTTCTTCGGTAGTCATGATCAGATTCCTTCTGGGTCGATGAGAACGGGGAACGCATCATTGAGATGCGCCCGGTGACGGAAGTTTTTGATCTCTCTGCCTTCGATCCATGCGTTCCACGCCTTGATCGTGTATGCAGCGCGATGGTTAGCCTGAAGGACTGCGCCATTTCCTGTCGCCGCAGCACGCTTCATCATTTCTTCACGCAGTTTGAGAATTGGCTGCACGCCTTCTGCGTAATCTCCCGACCCAAGAATGTGCCAAAACCTGTCGGCCTCTTCGCTTGCCAACTTTGCCATCGTGTAGTGGATCCCAGCTGCGAGCCCGCCAGGGTAAAGCACTGGAGGTTGCATAGCCTTGCGAATTGGGGCAATCGAATCAACGATTGCGCGGTTTGACTCGAACCAATCCAGCAACGTGACCACTGATGCATAGGTGACATTGTTTGGCTTCCCGCATATCTCGAGCGAATGTGCAGCTTTGATAGCTGCGGCAAGTCTGTTGCAGTTGCCAGCACCACGCATCGCCAGCTGATCTGCAAGTGAACGCCTACGACCCGAGTCCATGACATCTTGTGAAGCTCTGGGGATGTCATAAACAAACAACATCGGCACGGTGATCTGTGCATCTACGACCGCTGACAATCTGTGTTGCCCGTCGAGTAGCGAACCATCCTGATCGAACTTGATGGCTTCGCCAGTTGTAGCCCACAAACCTTGTTTCATGTCAGCCGCATACCGGATGACATCTTTTCGCCGGATATTCCTGTTGCGTGAACCTTCAGAAAGGATCGCTGCGGCAAGTTCAGGGGTTACATCAACCCACCCTGATCTTGGTTTGTCGTGGCTAATCAGATTCGTTACAGCCATTGTGTAGCTCCCGTGACTTGGCCGGCGTTGTTGCCGACACGCAAAGTATGCGCCTGCTTTGCAAAGGTGTCAAGGGTAAATGAAAAGAGCCCCCAGGCGATCCCATCTTGTGGGTGCCTGGGGGCTCAAACGCCGACTCAGTTGTTGTGGTTGTCAGGTCCAACATGTTGTTGGTGCTGTACCAGTCAGCGCGTAGGGGTTCACGCTGTGCTCGAGTCGGTGACCTAGTAGCGCCAACGGAGAACGATGACGCCACCGGCGCCAGATGCCCCGGCGCGTGCGGTGCCTACACCGGCTCCGCCACCACCGGCGCCGTAGGCGCTTCCTGCGGTTGGTGCGGTTGATCCGGTACCACCGGTACCACCGGTACCACCACCGCCGGTACCACCAGCACCGGCGGTGCCTGAGACGTTCGCACCACCACCGCCGCCGCCTGCGTATGTTGCGCTAGTTCCGGTGACCCATGTGGTCGTGTAGCCAGCACCGCCAGCACCGCCAGCGCGAATTGTTGCTGTTGTGCCTGCGGATGATTGGCCGCCACCGCCACCACCGGCACGATCGAGAGCGGTTGACGATCCGTACGAGGTGCCACCATTGTTTCCTTGACCGCTGGTCCCGTTGGCGCCTGCGGTCGCACTTGCGGCAAAGCTGGCGCCACCGCCACCACTGCCACCAGTTGTTGCCGGATTGGCAGAGCTAAACCCACCACCACCGCCACCGGTCGCGTTAGCGATTGTCGTGTTGGGGTAAAAGGCGAGCCTGCTGTAGGCACCCTGAGCGCCTGCGTTGGAGCTGCCGACCCCACCAGTCGACGATACATTCACAGTGATCGGATTGGAGGTCGTGGTTGTGAAGTTGCCGGTGACGACACCGCCAGCGCCACCACCACCACCGCTATTAAAAGCGAGATTTCCTGCGCCACCACCACCACCGGCGCCGATAACCAGATATTCAAAGTATCCCGGCACTGGTGTCGTGAGGTTGTAGCCCGAGGACTCATTGCTCGCTGTGATGACCAGGTACCGCCAACCGTCAGCGTCGTAGGTGCTAGTCGTCATACCGGTGATAGGCAGCACCAGTGACGGGTGCGAGAGGGTCGCGGCGCTCGAAACTATTCCAGCGGTGGAAGGCATTACGAGGCCGCCAAATCGCCAACAACCACATAATCATTCGACCCAACACACAACAGTGTCACTGCGCTGTATCGAGTTCGAATAGTGGTTGTTGGGGTTCCGTTGATGGTCACACCTGTTGCTGTGAATGATGGTGAAGCCAAGGTTGCACCGGTTTGGACGAAGTCGATGCGTTGGCCGGCTGTCAACGCGAGAGCAGTACCAACAGCAACAGTGGTGTTGTTGTCCAACCTGATCAAATAGCCAGCGTCAGCATTTGTGAGAGCTGTACCGGATGACCAGGTGCGTGTTGGTTGCGCTGCGCTCCATGAGCCTTGCGCGCCTGTTGCGCCCGTCGGGATGCCAAGGTTGAGAATCTGAGATGGCGCCGTGCCGGTGACCGACGCTGTGGCCGAGCCGCCAGCGGCGACCGTGGACACGGTACCGATGGTGAGCGTGTTTGCTGGGCCGGTGTTGCCGGTGTTCCCGCGCGGGATGGCGAGCGAGAGGGTCTGGCTCGGAGCGGTGCCGGTAATCGTCGCCGACGCTGACGAGCCAGCGGCGCCGGTTGTCACGGTGCCGATCGCGAGCGTGTTCGCTGGGCCGGCGGGCCCGGACACACCACTTGTGATGATGCGGTCGGTTGCGAGATCAAGAGTGATGGAGACGCTCATCGGGTCACGTCCTGAACGATGTAGCACGGTCCTTGCAGCAGAGTGGTTTTCACAGTGCTGTTCGTCTCTTCGATGTCGTACACAGCTTGGCCGGCAGTGAGTGCTGCTGTTGTCGTGGCCGACAGGGTGCATTGGACGCTGCCACCAGTGCCGCTTGTGACGGTGCAGGTCATAGCTGCGATGACAGCGGTTGATGCTGCGGTGCTGCGGATCTGTGCTGCGTAGGTACGCCCGGTGATGTCGACTGCTGTACCACTTGAACGCAACGTGAGGGTGATGGTTTCAGTGTCACCGATGCGCACTGTGAACGGGTATGACGGTGCGTCAGCCATTGGTGACACTCCCATCTGCACCGATTGATGTCCAGGTGTTTGAAAGCAGTGACGGTGACCCGTTGGTACCGAACGGTGCCGATCCAATTGATGTCAGCACCGACAGGATGAAGCCACCTGCAGCTGCTCCACCGATCGTGACGTAGTCAGCTGTGAACAGGTCGAAGCCTGCAGCTGCACCGATCGCGACCAGAGCAGTTTGCGCTGCTGTCTTGATGGCACGCTCGAGCACGTCACGCCAGAAAGTAGATGTGAACATCAGATACCCCATTCAGGTTTGATGGACGGTTGCAACCCTGGGAACGGGTAGTCGTCCGGGTCGCATGTTTCAGGTTCTTCTTCGTCGTCGAGTTCTTCAACGTCTGGTTCTATTTCAATCACCGTCATCGTCGTCACCTTCTTCGTCTGTCTCTTCGTCTTCTGCTCTGGGGGTGTTCAACATGACCCCGTAGAGGCAGTCCAGGTATCCGATGGCGTCGACCACGGAGTCACGTAACAGTTCCGGTGGGAAGTCTTGTGAGAGCCCATACGCCAACCGTGACAACTTCATCGATGTCATAAACAGAATGCCTTCAACAGGAGAAAGCTCTACACCTGTCAGCCTGCTGTAGATATCGGTGGTAAGCGCGTAGTCCTCCCACGGTGGACCGTACAACCCGCCGCGAGTATCGGACCCTGTGCCATGCACCAGCATGTAAGCGTCACGTGCTGGTGAGTCCCACAATGCTTTTGTGTCGCTCAGTTTTTTCGACATCGGAACTCCCCTTAGAACCTTCGAGCAGTGAACTTTGAGAGCCTGACGCCCTCATATTTACGGCACAGATAATCAAGGCTGACGAACATCGGATCAGCTGATCCGTCACCGTCAACCTCGTGGAGCATGATCACACCACGCCAATGAGCGTTACCCTGTGGGCCTTTGTAATCCTCGTCGTGTAGGTAGCAGGCACCAGCTATCAGCCCAAACTGCTGTGCACCGGTACCTGGTAAGAACCTCACCGCGTAATCCAATGTCTGCTGGTGACCCATAACAAACGTATGCCCGATCTGTTTCAGCCGACTCGCAGCATTACCGCCATACGGTCGACCCGACATCGGGTTCGCCCAGAAATGTGCGTACCAGATCCCATCTAGACAGATCGGTTGAAGAAAGTCGTGCACCTGGTAACCGTGGCCGGCGTAATTCAAATGCTCGAGCTGCAACAACCCAACTAGTTTCGGGTCACAGTCAGCGGCACGGGTAATCCGGTGCTCATGGTTACCTAGGGTGATGTGCCGTTCAGGTAAATACTGTGCGTGCTTGTGTTCACGCTTGACAGCGTTGAAGTCATCTAACGCTTGACACAGCACGTCGAACGCATCGTTAGCGGCATCAATATCAGCGACGTATCTGCGCCCCTCAAATGATGCTTTGCCGACGTCATACGAACTCAACGACTCCATGTCAGCATGATCACCCAGATGCACGATCACATCAGGTTTACGGTCCACGATGTACTGACCGATCCACCCCAAATGATCTGTGGGCACACCCGGTTTTGCTTGAGTGTCAGGAATGATGAGATGGGTGCGTGGGTTACCAGCGTCGCTGGCCTCTATGGTGCACTGATTCGTGGCGGTCAAGTCGTTCATCTAGCCGCTCAACTTTCGTGTCGACCCGCTCTATCGAACCATGAATGTCAAGCAACCGGTCAGCGACATCAGTGATGAGCGCACGACCCTCGGCGTGTTGTTCACTGTTTTCTCGTCGCAGTTTCGTCAGCTGCACAATCGCACCAACAACAGCACCTAACACCAAGGTGATTGCGGTAGCTATGCCAAGCCACTCGGCAACACCGAAGCCTTGGCTGTCAACTATTTGTGTTGCCGCCTGACCGAACATGATCGGTCACACTCGCCACGGACGCCACGAACCATTTTGGTTCTGAGTGCGATACGCAACCTGGTTCGTAGTGCTGTTCCACGCGCACACCTCGAACCGACCATCTTTGTTTTGTGCTGCGGTGATCGAGTCCACACCGAACGGTTGACCGTCGTTGAGCGCCACCCACGGACCCCAATTGCCGTTCGGTCGTTCCTGCCAACGATGCGTGACCTGACCGAGAACACAACCGAACTGCACAATGCCACCATCGAACTTCGTAACCATGTGCATTAGTTGTTTCTGCTTTCCTGTGGCACCAGTCAACCGGCGCATGAACTCTTCTACCGGCCATGACGGACCGGGGTCGGTGTGGTCGGTACCAATACCAGCGGCACTGCAAAGCCCGTGTGTGGTGATGCCACGCTTGCCGGCCTTGAGCCCGTCAACGTCGACCCATTGGCGTGGGATCTGGTAGCGGTCACATAACGCTGCAACCAGCTGCACAACACGATCGAATTGTTGTGACGGTGCACCAGGTGCAAGCCAATCGGTCTGATATGCGTACCCGGATTGCTCGATGCCAACCGAAGGACCGTTGCCATACCAGTTAGCTGAACCAACATGCCATGCCTGATCGATCGGATGAACACCTGACCACACGTTGTCCGGGTCAACCATGTAATGCGCTGATGCCCTCGGTGACGTGGGCCCTGCGAACCATCGTGCGACCTGTTCGGCACGCCCAACTTCTAACGGGCATTCCATGGAATGCAACACAATCAGTGTCGGAGTTTTACCGGCAGTCGACCAGTACCTAGCCTGTATGAACGGGATCGCATCGAGATCCATTAGAGCGGTGCCCCACTAGGCCCGATGTCCTCGACGATGAACTTCGTTGCTTGCACCGTTGACCCGAGTACGTTCACTGACTGCGTGACACCTTGCATGTAGATCGTGTACACAGCACTAGCGGCTGACGTACCAATCCAACTAGCACTCACCTGATAGTTGGTATCAACAGTTTCGTTATTCGCCGCGATACGTGCGACCTTTGTTGCTGTACCAGTTGTGTTCCAAACCTCAGCAATGAAACCGCCACCCGCTGATGCCTCCGATAGCGAAGCGATGAGAGTGAACCGCAGATA